TGAAGGTTCGGCAGGCGGGACAGAAGTTGTTGCCGGTGGTAGCGATCTAACTTTGCGGTATGTCACCGAAGGCGAAGTGTATTTCTATGAATTACCCTTCCGCGTCGGAGATAATGCGTTAAACCCTGTAATTGATAGCACATGGAAAACTAATGTTCTTGACGCCACCGGAGCCGTAGTTCATGCTGTCGGCACTTCGGCTGATGGTGAGTTGACATTAACAACTCCTCCGCTAACTGGTAACAGTCGGTTAGTATATACCCCTGAAGCTGACGGTGATGGAGTGGTAACTCCACATCCAGAAATCGTAGCAACATGGTTATATGACCAACCACTACCTACTGGTATCCAAGTACTTAATGCTGAAGATTACGAACAGCAAGATTTGGATTTTTACAAGATTATAGCACGCTATCCTGGCGACCGTGGTAACCTCATTAGTGTTCAAGTTTGCCCTCCTGCAGCATTTGCCCAATGGACTTACGCAAGCAAGTTTTCTTCTGCGCCAGTAGGTAATGAAGTTCACGTCGTGATCTTAGTCGACGGTGAAGTTGTTGAGACTCACGAGTACTTATCAACTGTTGAAGGCGCAAAACTACCAGACGGTTCAGCGAACAATGTATTGGATGTTATCAATAACAAATCCGATTGGGTTTGGGCGTCTAGCATTGGTACTTTAACAACTAGTGTTGTGACATTCACCTTGTCAGGTGGAGCTAACGGTGTACATGGTAAGGCGGACTATATTCGCGCATTCGACCAGTACGCAGACGTAGATTCAATTACAGTAGATTTCTTAGTAGCACCTTCTCGCGGAGCAAATGACGGGATTGATGTTGAGGTAGCAGCTTTGGCCAAAACACGTAGAGATTGTGTTGCGGTAGCATCTCCTTATGGGGACGCAGTCAAAGCATCAAGCATGGACGACATTATAGCTTGGTCTAATGGATTACCCGACAGCGATTACCTCATTTGTGACGGTAACTGGTTAAAGGTATACAACAAGTATCAGGACAAGTACGAGACTATCGCGGCGGCATCATCTACCGCAGGTATCATGGCAGCAGCAGATAGAGATTCAGCACCTTGGTTCTCACCAGCTGGTTCACGTCGTGGTCAATACTTTGGTGTAACATCTCTTGTCTTCAATCCAACCAAGGCACAACGTGATACATTATATAGCGCAAAAGTAAATCCAATCGTCAGCTTGCCTGGCCAAGGTACTGTACTATTCGGTGATAAGACTCACCTATCACGTCCATCAGCATTCGACCGTATCAACGTACGTCGTTTGTTCTTGGTGATTGAACGTTCAATCGCAGAGGCGGGTAAAAACGCAATGTTCGAATTCAACGATGAGTTTACTCGCGCAGAATTTGTTAACATCGTAGAACCGTTCCTACGTGAGATTCAGGGTCGTCGCGGTATCACTGACTTCCGTGTTGTTTGTGATGAAACAAACAATACATCAGCAGTCGTTGATCGTAACGAATTCGTAGCAACAGTCTTCATCAAACCAGCACGTTCTATCAACTACGTAACATTAAACTTCGTAGCAGTTAGATCAGGTGTCGAGTTTGAAGAAGTCGTTGGCACAGTTTAAGGAGATATATAATGTCACTAAGAGTCGATGATTTTAAAGCAAAACTGAAAGGTGGTGGTGCTCGTACCAACCTTTTCAAAGCTACATTAAACTTTCCTGCCTATGCTGGCGGAGACGCAGAACTTACATCGTTTATGTGTAAGGGTGCTCAGTTGCCAGCATCGACAATGGGATTTGTAGAAGTTCCTTTTCGTGGTCGTATGCTTAAGATAGCAGGGGATCGGACATTCGAAACTTGGACAATCACTGTCTTAAACGACACTGGTTTCGAGGTTCGAAATTCTATGGAACGTTGGATGAACGGTATGAACGCACATAGTTCAAATACTGGTATCACCAACCCAGTCTTATATCAATCTGACCTCATTGTTGAGCAGTTAGATAAAGATGGTTCTACTGTAAAAACTTATAACCTTCGTGGATGTTTTCCGACTAACGTTTCATCAATTGAAGTTAGTTATGATAACGAAGCAATCGAAGAGTTTACAGTTGAGTTTCAAGTCCAGTATTGGGAATCTAATACGACTAGTTAATAATGGTATAAGTAAGTGTATCGTGGGGAGAATACTCCCCACTTTTCTTATCGTGAGGATATATGGCAGATAATAGTTTTTTTAAAGCGTTTGGTTTTGAATTAAAGAAAGTTGAGAAACCTGAAGCCAAAAAGGCGCAATCAATAGTTCCCGCAGTCGATGAAGATGGCGCGGGCTATGTGTCAGCGTCTGGTTCTTATTTTGGTCAATATGTAGACCTAGAAGGAACTGGAGCCAAAGACAACCAAGAACTTATTAAAAAATATCGTACTATTGCGGAACATCCAGAATGTGATGCTGCTATTGAAGATATTATTAATGAGGGTATTGTTGGCGGCGAGTTAGAATCAGCTGTAAGTATTAATTTAGACAAAGTCAAAACAACAGACAGCATTAAAAAAACCATTACCGAAGAGTTCAACAACATTTGTTCTATGTTGAATTTTGAAGAACATGGACACGACATCTTCCGTTCGTGGTATGTAGATGGACGTTTGTACCACCATTTAGTGGTAAACGAGTCCAATTTAAAAGCGGGTATTGTAGAAATTCGACCTATCGATGCTACTAAGATGAGGAAGGTAAAAGAAGTAAAGTACAAGAAAGATGAGAAGACTGGTGCTAAGATCGTAGATAAAACTCTGGACTTCTACATCTATCAAGAACGTGCCGGTGGTACTAACGGAGTAAAACTTACTCCAGACTCAGTAAATTATGTCACGTCGGGTCTATTAGACTCCTCGAAGAAGCGTGTGTTATCATATTTACATAAAGCAGTCAAACCAGTTAATCAGTTACGTATGATGGAAGACTCTCTAGTCATCTATCGTATGGCACGTGCGCCTGAACGTCGTATCTTCTATATTGACGTGGGCAACTTACCGAAGGGTAAAGCTGAACAACATATCAAAGATATTATGTCACGTTATAGAAACAAAGTAGTCTATGACGCGAGTAGCGGTGAAATTAAAGATGACCGTAAACATATGTCTATGCTCGAAGATTTCTGGTTACCTCGTCGCGAAGGTGGTCGTGGTACTGAGATTAGTACACTACCTGGCGGTGAAAACCTAGGACAGATTGACGACATTATATACTTCCAGAAGAAGTTATATAGGTCACTTAATGTTCCTCTAAATAGACTCGAACAAGAGGCGCAATTTAGTTTAGGTCGTTCTACAGAGATTGGTCGAGATGAAGTTAAATTTCAGAAGTTCATTGACCGTCTGCGTAAAAAGTTCTCTCATCTGTTCATTGATATTCTGAAGAAACAACTTCTTCTTAAAGGTATCTGTACAGAACAGGATTGGGAACTATGGAAACGTGAGATTCAAGTAGACTATAACAGGGATAATCACTTCACTGAGATGAAGGATGCTGAGTTGTTGCGTGAACGTCTACAGACTATGGATCAGGTTTCACAATATGTAGGTGAATATTTCTCACGTGAGTGGGTAATGAAGAATGTCATGATGATGAATGATGACGATATAGAAAATATGCGTAAAGAAGTTGAAGCAGAAAATGCCAACTCTGACGACGCGGATGATTTGGAGATATAATATGACTGAAGTAACAACCGTAGTAAATGAAGATATCGAAGAGCCAGGCATGGACTTTGTCAATGCTCTACAAGGTGGAGACTTCCGTTCCGCAGAAAGTATATTCAACGATATGCTCGCGGATAAAGTACAGTCGTCTTTAGACGCAGAGAAAATCGCAGTCGCAGGACGGATATTCAATGATGAAGAAGAATTAGACGGTGATGACCTAGACGATGATCTAGAAGATGATTTAGACGACGAAACCGAGTCTGACGAAGACTGATTCTAACATGAATCTAACTAAGAAGATGGTTCACATTTGGATTGGGCCTTTTAAACCCCCCATCCAATGGATGAATACGTGGAAAGAGAAACACCCCGATTGGGACTATAGTATATTCACCGATGAGATGTACAAGTCACGCACGTGGTATAATCAACATCTCATGGATGAGTACTATTCCAAAGAAGTTTGGGCAGGTGTCGCAGATTTAATTCGTTATGAATTATTATATGAGGACGGTGGTTTCTTACCACCCGCAGACGCTATATGCTATGAGAATATGGATGAAGTGTTCACCAGCCCGTCAGATTATGCGTACACCGTATATGAAAATGACAGGGATGAACATATAGCACCGAACTGGATATCCCCTATACAGGCATGTAACGCGGGGAATACCTTAGTTAAGTTATTGATAGATACCTTACATGAATTGAAAGTAGAAGAGCTTAGTTTAAAACCGTGGCAGTCTACCGGTAATGAATTTCTCTCACAGTTTGTACCTGATAAAGAGAAACATAAATTAACTATCTGGCCTTCCTATTATACTATCCCGAGGCATTATTCTATTCGTTCCACTCCTTATATGGGTAATGATAAGATATATGCTGAACAAATGTGGGGAAGTACAAAGAAAATTTACGTTTAAGTTTTATTTTTGTATAAATAATAGGAAAAGAGTAAAAGATGAAATCATTTCAACAAATTAGAGAATCATCTAAAAAAGTCTTCAGTAAGAAGATGGGTGGTTATCCGGTAGTAATTAATCAGACCAAAAAAGGGTTTGAGTTGAATATTGATGGAGACTACGTAGATGCTTTCAAGACGCAGAAGGAAGCAGAGTCAACTGCTAAACAAGTCCTCATAGACTTAGGAAAATTAAAATGAAGCTGATTACCGAATTTAATGACAGCCACGATTTACAGTGTATCGTGGAAGCCAAGGAGAATGGCGAAAAGAATTATGTCATCGAGGGTGTGTTCGCACAAGCAGATTCAAAAAACCGTAATGGGCGAATTTACCCCAAAGCAATTATGGAACGTGCTGTAAATAAGTACGTTACCGAACAAGTTAGCAAGAAGAGAGCAGTCGGTGAGTTAAATCATCCGGAAGGCCCAACTGTTAACTTGGATAAAGTTTCGCATTTAATCACTGACCTTCACTTTGAAGGCAATGATGTAATCGGAAGGGCGCAAATATTGGACACTCCTATGGGTAAGATTGTAAAAGGTCTTCTTGCTGGTGGTGTTCAACTAGGAGTGTCAACTCGTGGTATGGGAAGTCTTGTGAGCAAAAATGGCATAAATTATGTCGGAGAAGACTTTATTCTTAGTACAGTAGATATCGTACAAGACCCAAGTGCACCAAATGCTTTTGTTAATGGTATTATGGAAGGTGTAGACTGGGTTTGGAATAACGGAATTTTAGAGCCTCAAGTAATTGAAGAGATGGAGACTGAAATCAAACAAGCAACTATTGCGCATCGTCCAGAAGTGCAGATTCGTGAGTTTAAGAATTTCCTCTCGTTAATCAAATCTAAAATATAGGAGTCAATTATGACTGAACAAACTAAAGTCGACGTTGAACTTCACGATGAAGATATTAACGATATCGTGGAGGAAACTCTCGAAGAAGCTGAACAGCCTAAAGGCAAAGGCGTAGAAGTCAAAGCACCTAGCGAAGACGAATCTATTGCTTCTGTTGATAAGGCAGCCAAAGCAACAACTAAAACAAACTTGCCTAAGACTAAAGCTGGTATGATTAATGCCATGTATGCGTCTATGAACAAGATGAACAAAGAAACCCTTACTGCTGCATATGCAAAAGTATGTGAAGGTTTGGATGTTGAGCCAGTTGTTGTTGCGGAAAAGGCAGTAGATACTACTTCTGCACTTGAAGCAATGGTTGAAAATGAAGCTACTCTTTCTGAAGAGTTTAAAGAAAAAACTGCAATCCTTTTTGATAATGCCGTCAAGTCGAAGTTAACTGAAGAAGTTAGCCGCTTGGAAGAGCAATATAAAGAAGAACTTGCTGAAGAAGTTGCTTCAATTAAAGAAAATTTGGTTACGTCTGTAGATTCATACTTGAACTACGT